TTCCTTTCGTGGATGATTGGCAGGTACCCGCATCTTAGCTACCTCTACGCTTCCGTTTCCAAGCGCCTCAGCACTAGGGCGAACCTAGCTATTCAACGCACAATGGACTCAGCCAAGTACCAGGCTGTTTTCCCACGTGTGAGGCTCACTCCTCGACAGGCCCCGGCAGGAGCGGAACGACGTACTCGTAATCAGGACCTATTAGAGTTCCTTGGCGAGGGAATGGGATCCTTCCGCAACGTGACGGTGAACGGCTCGATTGTGGGTGAAGGCTTGGATATTGGCGTCATTGATGACCCGATCAAAGGCCGCGAGGCAGCCAATTCCGAGACTATTCGCAATAAGACATGGGATTGGTTTACAGATGACTTTCTGACGCGCTTCTCGGATACGGGGGCGCTAATCATCATTCTCACCCGCTGGCACGACGATGACCCTGTAGGCCGCCTGCTCAAGGGCGACAAGGAAGGAAAGGTTAAGGTACTGCGCTATCCTGCTCTTGCCACGCCTGACGCCAAGCTGATGCCTGATGACCCCCGTGCCCCTGGTAGTGGGGCGGCGCTGTTTCCTGAGCACAAGAGCAGAGAATTCCTTGAGGAGCGCCGGGGCAAGATGGCAGCGGCCAACTGGACAAGTCTTTACCAGCAAGACCCGTACATCCTCGGCGGCAACATGTTTAAGGCGGAGTGGTGGCGGTATTACCAAGTCCTGCCGCGCTTCAAGTACCGCGTCATCTACGCGGATACCGCTCAGAAAGCCAAGGAGGAGAACGACTATAGCGTCTTCCAGTGCTGGGGCATCACCGCAGAGAACACGCTGTATCTGATCGACCAGCTACGCGGTAAGTGGGAGTCTCCAGAGCTGAGAACCAATGCCCGCGCCTTTTGGAATAAGCACCGCGCCATACAGAACGGCATCCTTCGCGCATTCAAGGTAGAGGACAAGGTGAGCGGGACCGGGTTGATACAGGAGCTGAAACGCGAAGGTATCCCGATGATCGGCATCCCACGCGGCACCGACAAGGTACAGCGCGCCAATGACGCAGCCCCGTCTGTAGAGGCTGGATTGGTCTACCTCCCCGAGAATGCACCGTGGCTTTCCGATTACCTGCTAGAATTCGCGCAATTCCCGAAAGGGGAACACGACGACCAGGTAGACCCAACCCTAGACGCGGTGGTGGATAACCTGTCCAAGACAGCCTACTCACTTGAGGATCTTGTGGGATGACCAAGCAAACCAAAACCGTCCAGGTGGGTGACAGCCTGCGAAACCTTGCCGCAAACCTTGGCACCCCAAGGGACAAGGCAAGTCATGCTGAGTACGTCGCGTCCATGACGGACGACCAGCAACTGATGAACGCTTACCGCTACACCTGGCTCGCGTCGAAGATTGTAGATGCTCCAGCGAAGGATGCGGTGCGCAACTGGCGCAACTGGCAGGCAGCGGCAGAACAGATTACTGCCATCGAAGCAGAGGAAAAGCGCCTGGTGCTCATGAACAAGCTGTTGGAAGCGTTGATTGCTGACCGCCTGTTAGGCGGTGCCGCCATCTTCATCGCCATCCAGGGCCAGCAAGACCTCTCCATTCCGCTGG